ACCTAATGCCTCTGCGATTCCTATGTTTCTAAAAAACAGAGATACGATGGACCCGTTTCTTATTCACTGCATTGATCGGTATTTGGCGGGCAAGCGTCCTGAGGTTTATCAGAAGGTTTAGGGGGCAAAGAAACCAATTATATTAAGGTTTAGCGCACCCCTTTATAATTTCAAACATTTCTTTTAAAAGAGCGTTTTCTTTATTAACTTTTGCTACGTCACCGGCATATTCTCTTAGCTGCTCTTCCATGTCTCTTGCCTCTTTCTCTCTTGCTAAGATGTATTTAGCAATCACAAACAAATCGTCATAATCCATCTACTGCTCCTTTTAAAGGTGGGGACGGAAGTGCTAGCTCATGGGTGTTTTAAAGCCCCCAAACTTCCTACTAAGCCACAAGCTCAGTGGCTATAGATTCCCCTTTAAAAAGAGAGAGAGCTTTCTTTTGAGATTCCTATCTAGTTGCCAACCTAGGGCTATTTCACGCATTGAACCTTACTCTCTCATTTCCTAATTATAACAAGTTTGCTTTTTCTTCCTATAGGAAAATAAAAAAACGCTGATTTTCCGTTGAATTGATTTGAGAAGTCTAATCTCCACTTTACACAATAATCCGTCCCTGCTATCAAGTAAATTATTTACTTAACAGCACCGTACATGCCGTTTTGTGAATATTTAAGCGTCAACAAGTGGCATCGCTAACCACCAAAAGGATGGATTATGACTGAAGAAGCTAAGACCGCCGTTACTGAACAGGACCTCGGCAATCCTGCGGCTACACCACAGGCTGAAGCCAGCCAAGAGTCTGCTACAACCGAAGCACCCACAGAGGGTTCCAAGGAATTCAATTTCCGCGCTCTTGAACAAAAGAACGCAGATGCTGAAGCAAGACTCCGTGAAACAGAAGCAATGAACAAAGAATTGATTGGGATGCTTAAACAAGGCAAAGAGCCGCAGCAACCACCCATGGAAGAGGTTCTTCCTCAGCTAAACCCTGACGATATCCCTGAATGGAGCCACGTTGAAAAATACGTGACCAAGGCTGTGGAGAAAGGCGTTCAGGCCAAACTAGCTAAACAGGAGAAGGATAGACTGCCTCAGCTTGTTAAAGATCGCTATCAAGACTTTGAAGAAATTGTGACTGCCGAACGGGTTAAACAACTAGAACAAGAAAATCCCGAACTAGCCGAAGGATTGTCTCATTCTAAAGATCCTTACACTGCTACTTATAAATATCTTAAGGCGATCCACAAGCCCAAAAAGCAGGACCCTGTAGCTATGGAAGAAGCAGAGAAAATCTTGGAAAACTCTTCAAAACCTATTAGCAGCAATGCAGTAGGCCAGCAGAGCGCGCTTAAAAATGCGAACAATTTCCAGAGAAAGTCTAAGGAGCAACTTTACAAGGAGATGACTCAATACGCTAGTCAGGCTTGATTTTCTAAATCATTAATGACGAGGTATTAATGACAACCACAACCACAATATTACCGCCTCCTGTGGCTCTAGAATATTCAGAGAAGATGCTTAGCACTCCAATGCCGCATCTGATTCATAATCTCTTTGCTATTCCAAGAACTATACCAGCTAACAGTGGTAATACTTTAAGAATGCGCCGATATAATCGGCTAGATACTGCTACTGTGCCTGTAGATCCTTTATTTTTGAATCCACCTGCTCAGACTTTAACTGCGTTAGATATTGACGCAAAAATTAACTGGTATGCTACGCAAGTTATCATAACTCGCGAAGTTACAGCAGTTAACGAAGATCCTGTTTTAAATCAGGAAGCGGCCAGATTAGGCCAGTCCCTTGACGTTCTAGGGGACTTTAAACCAACTCTAATTGACTTGGAAGCCTACGGCGAAAGCTATGGTAACAGGGGCGAAGGCGCAAGCCACGCTGAACGACTAAACGAGATGGCTGCTTAGGCAGATGCGATAGTCTGGACAACGGAGGAAACCCGTTGAGAAGAATCCGAAGAGGTTCTTCCACTTAAGTTACAAGACTTAAGGAGTAACAAATAGTAGAGAAACCGAAGATGAGCTAATGCGTAATCTACTTGTAGCAACTGCTGCATTTGTTAACGCTACTGGGGGTGTTTCAGGTGACAATCCTACAGAACTAACTGCTGCTGATTTTGAAACAGTAGTTACTGCTCTGCAAGCCGCTGATGCTGATTTTATTGGTGAAGTAGTCGAAGGCGAAAACAAATTCGGCACTGGACCAGTAAGAGACAGCTATTTTGCAATGGCTAACACTGCTTTGATTCCTAGGATTCAAGCGGTTAACGGATTTATTAACAAGGCTCAATATCCTTCTCAGATGAACGTTTTATCTTCTGAGTGGGGCAGCGTAAACAACGTAAGAATTCTGCTATCTAGCAGAGGTTCTTTAACTGCTGCTGCTTCTTTGCTAGGTGCTGACGTGTATAACATGTTCATTACCGGCCAAGAGTCTTATTCAAGCGTACAGCTTGACGGTGAAAATGCTAAGTTTATCTACCACCCTCCTGGGCACGGGGATGATCCTGCTGAACTCCGTTCAACTGGTGCTTACAGATTTGCACATGCTAGAGCTATCACTAACAACGCGTGGGTTACTAACCTACGTTCAACCTTGTAGGAGGCCATTATGAGTTTACAAGCTATTGAATATACTGGCGATTTTGTTTCTACAGGCAATCCGTTTGTTGTAGATTTTCCTGCTGGTATTGACGAATTTCGTTTATATAACAACACCAACATGCTTGGTGGTGCTGGTATCACTGAAACTATTTGGTATCGCGGCATGGCTAATGGTACTTCTATCACTGATACTTTAGGTGGTGGTACTTTAGTTAAAACAGTAATTACTGCTGCTGGTCTAACTTATCAAGATTCTAGTGTAGACAGTCTTGGTGCTTTAGTTGCTGTAGGTACTGCAATTACTGCTGCAACCCCTGCGGTTGTATCAGATGCTTCTGCTGTAGGAACTGCTCCTATAGTTGGGGATATCGTAAGAATGATAAATACAACTGGAATGTTACAGATTTCTGGTATGGATTTTGAAGTTACCGCTGCTGCTGCTGGCGCTAGTTATACACTAGGTTATTTGCCTGCTGCTGGTTTTGCTGGTGCTGCTACTAACGCAGATTTTAGAATCTTACCATTCGATTATCTGTCTGTTCCAAGAAAACGCTATATCACTGCAATTACTGCTGCTAATCCGGCTGTAATTACTACTAGCGTTGCTCATGGATATGCAGTAGGCGAAAAGATTACTGTTAAATGTGGTCCTGATCGTGGTGCGTATCGTTTTGGTATGCCTGAGATTAATGGCTTAACTGCAACTATTACTGCGGTTACTGCTTCTACCATAACAACAGATCTTGATGGTCTTACATATACTGCGTTTGCATTTCCAACAAGTGCTGTTGCTGCTGCTGGGGTAACCCATCCGCACATCGTGCCTGCTGGTGAGATTGCTAGTGTAGTTAGTGGTGCATTTGATGATCCTGGAACTCGAAGAATGTATGTTGGCACTGCCGTTGACGGTACTACTGCTGACCTATTTACTTGGGTTGCCAAGAGATATGCTAGATAGTTTTCTTTTTCGTGACGTTACGAAAATGATCAATTAGTTTTTCTTGAGGGGGAGTTTAAAACGCTCCTCCTTTTTTATTGTTCATAGATAATGATAGCACTAAGAGTTTTTTCTGTTTCTGCATATTTTATGTCTATAATTTCTGCTTGATCTGCTTGTAAACTGTGTAACTCCAGATTTAGACTTTCTTCAAAGTCCTCATCGTTAGTCCCCATTACCACCTTTACTTTTTTCATAACTCTAATCTCCGCTTTACAGTTTAGTGTGTCCTTGCTATATGTCAAGTAAATAATTTAGTTGACAAGGAGAACATATGTCAGGTTATCTACAAGAAATCCATATGACCAACAAAAAAACTTTGACTTCTGACCAGAAGAAAGCAGCCAAAGATAAGTTGGATAAAGAATATAAAATAGAGAGCAAAATAGTCAAGGGCGTTTTTAAGAACCTAGAAGCCCCAGGCGGAGAGATCAAGTTTCCGTTTAAAAGATACGCTCAAGATCCACTACAGATTTATACGCTCCAAGATGGTGGCACTTATGATTTGCCATTATGTGTAGCTAAGCATTTAAACAATAACTGCAATGTTAAGCAGCATCTTTTTGTCGTGGACAAATTAGGAAATAAAACAATCGATATGAACAAAGGTGAGCAACGCTATCAGTTTCTATCGACCGATTACATGTAGGATAGAAGATGACAGTTACAGGCTCTTTAGAAGAAATTAGGACCAAGGTCCGCAAGATAGTAGGAATGCCATCGGCTAACCAACTATCGACAGCTGATTTAGATAATTATATTAACGATTTCTACCAATATGATCTGCCGGAGCATTTAAGGCTCTGGAATCTGCATGGTACTTATGCCCTTAATTTAACTCCTCATCAGCCTGCTTATATTTTACCTTACAATACTTATACCAATTTAGAAGCTCCATGTTACATGGACGGTAATGAGATACAGTTATTTCAATCCTCAGCAGCATTTTTTAGATATGCTTCAAGTGTTCATACTGTAGAAACATTATCCACAGGAACAGGTGTTGTCGGTCCTTATACCGGCACCTTGGTCAATACTCCGCTTACTAGGGGAACGCTTAATATAACCGTCACTAACGCTGCTGGCGTTACATTAACGGCCAATGATTCAATGGGCATTTATCCTGCTGGAACTATTAGTGGAGATGCTACTGGCGTTATAGATTATGAAACAGGAGCGATTACAGCCCTTACTTGGACCGCGGTTATTCCTGTTGGCAATATTATGACGGCTCACTATTTAAACTGGCCGGAAGCAAGACCTACTGCTGTTTTATTTCATGCCAATGTAATGGAGTTCTTCCCAGTACCCGATATCTCTTATGAGTTTGCTTGTGTTGGTTTTGAGAATCCTTCGGAATTAGGGGCTGGTGACCAGACTCAAGTTAGAGATTGGTGGAGCTTGGTAGCCTATGGAGTTGCTTTAAAGATATTCGCTGATAATTTAGACATGGATAGCTATCAGAAAGTTGACATGTTCTTTCAAAAGCAAATGAATCTAGTCGAAAGACGAACCCTCGTTCAGATTAAGAATGCGCGAGTCTCAACAATTTATAACACAGGTTTTAGAGGACCAACATTATGACTTTTAATCCTTCAATCCCAGCAGGCGCAGACGATCCTTCTGTATCTCAGGGACAACTACTAACTAACTTTACTCAACTTGGACTGATTTTTGGCTCCCAAGCTACTGCCGATCATTATGCTTTAGAAGATGCTACAGCAGCGTTGCGAGGCTTGCACGAGCATGTAACCTTTCCAGTTGTTATAACCGATCCTGACTTAGCAGATCCTGCTGGTTCAGTTTATACAAAAACGGTTGGCGGTCTTTCAGAGTTATATTATCAAAATAACGGCGCTGCTTCTGAGAAACAAATCACTGGTGCAACAACTGCTGCCGCTACTGGATCAACAGTCATTTGCGGTGGTATTATTATCAAATGGGGACCTCTCACTAGTTCAGGTATTGGTTTCGTTAATACTTTTGTCTCCCCTTTCCCTAACTTCTGCTGGTCTGTAACAGCTAGTCATAGCACTTTAAATGCGGCTGTTCAAGTTTCAGGTTTAGGTGTTGCAGATTTTACTGCAACTGCACCTTTTCCTGGATCTGGATTCTATATCGCTATAGGCAACTAAAATGACTAAATTATTAATCGGTGGACCTTATGAGACGGGCCTAGAACGAGACAAAGAGCCGTTTCTTCTTACGCACGAAGCCTTTGCTAAATTAGAAGATGCCTTTGTTTGGAGAGAAAAGGTTATAAAACGCCCTGGGTTTGTCAATAAAGGCAGACTTCGAAGAGTTCTAGCTACCAAAACAGGTACTCTTGCTC